AGACCATTTTTGTTCTGTAATAATAAAAACAGGAAGAATTCCTTTTTTCTGAGCATCAACCGCAGTTTTTACCAACGCAGTAGTCTTTCCTGTATCTGAGTGACCTAAGAACATATTTAAATGCCCTATAGCAGGTCCTGGTAATCCAACGGCGTCCAAAAAGTCGTTACCCAAATCAAAAAATCTTTGTGGTTTATATTTTGCAGATGTTGAGAACTTATCTTTAATCGATTTAAAATCGTTTTTCTTGATTGCCATTTTTAATTATTTTATTTAAGTATTTTATATGTTTTTCTTTAGTGTCCAAAATTTCACCATCAATAGTATTGTATTTCATACTTTCAGGATTGTAAATCATATGTCTATGTAAGAGATTGTGGTCTTTAACATTTAACTCTATAACATCTAACCAATCTTCTTGACTATAAGACCAATGATGTAGATGAATACCTTTGACTTTAGTTAAAAAAATTTCAGTATATTTTGACGCCAAATATTTTTCAGGATATTTTTGTCTGTATTTTTTTATAGTTTCTTTCTTAACTTCAGTTGTTGGTTTCCATTTACCCCTATAATCTAATCTATAATATCTGTCTCTATTCCTTTTACGTTCTTTTTCTAACCAATCAGAATCTAATTTTAACTCTTTTTGTCGATTATTTACGTCATTTTTAGTGCAAATTTTACATTTATTTAAATGCCCATCAGGCATTGCTTTATGTTTGTAAAACTCATTTAGTGGTAATATTTTACCACATTTAAAACATTTTTTAATAACATTTTCCTCCATAATAATATCTTTTATATATAAATATTTCAAGATAGTTAAAAAGGTAGGAAAATGTTATTTAGTTGCCATTCTAAAAGGGCATATCTTCATCGGGTTCTGCATTCGCTTGTGGGTCTTTGTATGATGAAGCACTTGAACCTCCACCCATACTCATTTCTTCAGAAGAAGAATCACTATAAACATAACCCCCTTTGTCAGAATCCCAACGTGGAGTTTCTCCTCGTGCAATAGCTTCTAAATAATCAGTAGGTTTTTTAGAGTAAACATCTCTCCAAGTTAATTCATCATTAACCCAAGCTTCTGATTGTACCTTATCTTCATGTAATGGTTGAACGTCATCGTACATAATAGTTTGGATGATAGTATAATCTTTACCTTTAGGTGTTTTAGCTTTAGCCAACTCGATGATTAAATCACGACCCTTTTCAGCGTCAGTAACATCTCCTTTATTTCTCCAAATAGGAATGATTTTATCCAACACACCTTCATTTTTGTAGTTGTGTTTGAAACGCCAAAATTTAACACCGTCTTCAGGTTTATCTCTGTCGATTACTTTAACAATGTAAAATTTACGTGGTTTGTATTGTTTTGCAAGTTCTTTGTCAGACTCTTTACCTGTTGAGGTAAGTTCTTCGTGAACTTCGCTTAATGGGGAACGTTCGTTATCGTTCTTTGCCGGGTCATATAGTTTATTCCATTGACCACCAACTTGCATTTCGTGAAACCAAGCCTCAACAAATGGTGAACTACCATCTTTTGTAGGAAGGATACGAATGCGTTTTTGTGCGGAGTTTTGTCCTTGTGGAAGGATAGCGGCGAAGTATTTCTTCATACGCTCGTCCATAGACATTTTGTTGGAGTTTCCTCCTGACTGTTGTGATTTCTCGTACTGAGCTAAGACAGAATCTAATGTAGACATCATAATAATTGTTTTTAAAAATTTAAGTTATTTGTATCCCTAAATATAAACCCAATTACCTATTTTGTCAAATTAAAAACCAAATTTCTTTTTCTCTAATTCAGGACTAAAAGAGTTTTTAATTTCTGACGGTGTAAAATTTTCAACATCATCACTAGTTAAAATATACTCATTTTTACCCGACTTTTCCATCTCAGGTTCTTTATCAATAAAGAAGTCGCTTAGTTTTTGATTATAAGGTCCCGAATCTAAACTTCTTAGTTCTAATTTTTCTTCAGGAGTCTTAGTTCTATACTTCTCAATTTTATCTTCTAAAGAATTAATTTTATTAACAAGGTTATCCATCTCACCTAATTTAGACTCTAATTTTTCTAAGTGTCCAAATAATTGACCAAAATAATCATCTTGTTTTTTTTCCATACCTTTTTGACTATCAACCAATTCGGTGATATCTAATTCTTCACTATCTTCACCTTCACCTTTTTCTTCAGATTCTCCTTCTGAGTCAATTTTTTCAACATCAGGGTCATTCTCAACGTCTAACGGTTCAGACTCTCCTGTTGCTGGTGGAGGTGTTACTCCTCCTTCAGGTGCAGGTGGAGGTGTTACTCCTCCTTCAGGTGCTGGCGGTACACCTCCTTCGGGTGCCGGAGGTGGTTCAGGTAATTCCTCTTGTTCTAAGATATAATTATTAATACTTTTATATCTACTAATTTCTTCTATGATTTTTTTATCGATTGACATATTCTTATCCGTTTAATAATTGTTTTACACCTGTTAAGGTTTCAACTTGAATTTTTTTATTTTTATTCATTGTATTGTCTACTCTTTCTATTAAACCGTCTTTCATTCTAATAGTGTAACAATCCCCTGTATCTAAGTCACAAACTTGTTTAGAACCATCACCCATATCTTTTTCGGTGGTTCTAGTTTGTTTACCTAAATAATTATCTAAAATTAATTTTGCGTTCATAATCTTTTTATTATAAATATCTTCATTTAATTAAAATTACACATTTTAATATATCCCTAACACTTTTGCTAAAGTCATTGCACTTTCAACACTTGCTAAATAATTCTTATATGTTATATCATTATTTGTTTTAAAATCATTAAATTCCGCAATAGTCCAAGTACTATGGTTAAATTTCCTAAACCAATTCTCTAAAATATTTTCGGCAGAAATTGACACGTTTCCTGATACAGGTCCCCATTTAGCTTCCAAAAACTTATACATCTTTTCATCAGTTTCAAATATTGCAAATGGAGATGAAACACCATTACTACCTTTTTGACATAAATATTCTTTAGTAAAATAGTTTTTTAAACCTCCCGGCCAATTATAATTCAATACCGCCCCACAATAATTGTTGTTCCAACAAACAAAATCGTTTCCTTGGTACGATTGTAAATAAATCGTAATAAACGCCAATAATCTATTAACCGTAGGATTTGACCCTCCATTAATATGACTCTTAATTCCTGTCGCAAGTGTTTGAGAATTCATTCTTGTTTCTTTTTGAGTCGCAGGAATATACCCCGTAAATGAAGATGATAACGTACCGCTACAGTTTTGGGAATTATCTATTACAAAAGTATTCACACCAGGTTGTCTATTTGTGGTAGGATTAGAATTACCGGATTGTGGTTGTCCCGTGCTATTAGTACTAACATTTTGTTTTAACTTATCATTAAACCCTGCAAACAAACTCTTAGTTAATGTTTGCATATAATTATCCAACTTAGGTAACGCAAAAACTTGTTGTCTCATTCCTGTAAATCTTGTTTCAAATTTACCAGGAGTTATATTATGTTTAACCTCCATTATATAGTAAGGTCCGTAAAACATTGGGACATATCTTAAATTATAGTACATCGTAGGTTGTATCATTACATTACCTAAACAAGTCACTTCTGACTTATATGACCTTTTTTTATAAAAATTCCATAATGAGACATTTTGAGTCGCACTTTGTCTACCATTAGCTTGGTTAATCATATTATCCATCTGAGTTAATGATTCCGCAGTTTGTTTACCTAAATCTTGTGAGACATTAAAGTCTTTAAATATATTTTGGTTTCTAACTCCGATGTCAACATTAAATCCAACAACTCTGTTTGACAATCCCCAATCGGTTTTACCGTCGAGTTTATCTGTTAATGGGTTTTCACTACTTCTTCTCATTTCAAAGGCATCACTCTTGTATTTTGAATTATCGTTCTTTTCCATATTAAGATGTTCACTTGGTTCTGCCGCGTAAGTACAAACTAATTTAGGAGTGGCGCTTCTCGTATCAACATTTAAAAAGGTACCAAATAAATTATTGGCAAAATCTAACGAACCTTCAATTTTAGGAACGTTTTCTTTTTGAACTTCTTGAACGTTATAATAATTAATGTAGGCCGGGCTCATCATACATATGAAATGATGAACATCTAATATAGATTCTAAATAACTATATACGTTTCCTGAACTTTCTCCAGCACTTTTCAAAATATTTTTAGTCTTAAACGGGTCAATGAATATTAAATCCCCAATATTTCTATTTGCTCTATCCATTAATAAAACATCTTCCATAAAAGTTGTTTGAGTGTAATCGTACCCCGCAACCCAAGTATCGTTTAAAGCTTTAAAACTTTCCCATAATTCTAATTTTGTTTGTTCACCTTGTAAGGCGGATACATCTGTCTTTTCCTTAACTTCAACAATATCAGGTAAATTTTTCTGTATTTTTTGGAATAACGAATTTAAAACTAAATCAGTAAATTTTTGATTAGTATCGGTATATGTCTTTAACGCTGATTTAAATTTTAACATATTAAATGTTGGGTCATTCTTCTTATAAGTTGAATATATTTTGATTAACGGGGCTAATTGTTTAACCGAATCAGGCATAAACTCTATGTTCATATCAATAAAGAAATCGGTAATAGTTGAGCCTGTTCTACTATATTCCATTCCCGGTATTGTTGAGAACCCTACATAAGTTTGTAAATCTTTCCAAGATTGTGGGTGTGATGTTGTGTACGCGGAAAATGGTATAGTATTTCCTGTATTCACAATACTTGGTAATGACCCTTGGATATATGGGTTAAATGTTATTTTATCCTCAAGAAATTTACTATCTATAAAACTGTCATATAAACGTCTATCATATCCCGAAGGATTTGAGTATTTTATAACAACATCATATTCTAAGAAGTTTAAAATGGTGCTCATAACTTTTGTAAACTGAGCTTCTTGTATGTTTTTAACTATAGTTTCCGAATCGTTTCCATTAGTTGGCACGATAGTTAACATTTCCTTCATTAATAGTTGAAAGTTTTTGTATGTCGCATTCTTATCTAAAGCCAAATTATCAATTTGTACTCTTGTTAATATTAAGTCATCAACCTGTTGTACTTCATAATCGTACATTGATTTTGAAAACTTTAAAAACTCATTTTCCATTGAGTCTAACACCTCTTTATCAAAAACTGAGAACATCTCTTCAATATTAGTATATCCGCTATATTCGTTTAATGAGAATGATTCTTGTTGAGAACTTCCTGTTAATACTGTTTTCATATAATGAGCCGGTGATGGAATATCAATCCTATCGTTATCAAAATACCCGTAATTAGATAATGACCATAAAGACCTAACCGAACCATTAAAAACAGATGGATTAGACTTAATTGATTGTGTTAGTTTTCCCGCACTGTTAAAACATTCTGAATATGATTGATTAACATTGTTTGGTATTCCCCAAGAAGGTAAGACGTATTGTTTAGAATCTTTTTTATCTATCAAAGTACAACTCCAAGGTTTAAATCTTAAAATATCCGTAATATCTGAAGGGTCGTATCCTGCGGGTTTTTCAAAAGCCGACTTATCATTAAATGTTAATGTAAACCCACCATTAGTGTCGTTTAACTGAGTTTGAATATCCGAATCAGTATACCCCGTGAATAAGTCATATCCTCTACAAAATAAATTAAAATCATTAACAACTTTAGGGTAAAATCCAACGTTAATTTCTGATAAAGTATTACCACCAATACCATTAACTTTTTGTACTGTAATTAATTGAGGACTGCCGCTAACAGTTAAATTATAAACTTTATTTGGGTCCAAAGTAACCGGGTCAAAGTTTTTGGTAGTGTCAAAATCAGTCCAAGAATTTTGTAAAATATCAGAACCACTTTCAACCCATACTTTATATCTGTACCATATTGACCCATATTTTAAAATCCAAGCATAAGGTAATTTATGAATCGCTCCGAATTTCTTAAGAGTAGCAAATATATAATCTAAATCAGTTGTATTACCACCATCATATGTTTTAAATTTCTCTCTTAAGGTCGCCAATGGTAAACTATTTAACAACAAAAAGGCGGAAGAAGTATATGGATGAGTATTTCCCGTTAACCAATTAGTAACCCCCTCTTGTATTGAATTAACAAAATAAGGTGTATTCATAATCGATGTCGATTGAAAATCCGTAACATTACCGCTATAGTTTTTATAAAAAACCCCTCCCTCTGTTGGTAGGTAGTCTTTATCTTCCCTATCCATATAAAACGAATCAAGTGTTAATGAATTAGGGGTTGGTTGTGTTGCATCATAAAAATTAAAATTAGTAATTGGTCTTTTAGTTTTTTTACCATCTTGTGGTGTAAAACTTGCAACCATTTTTTTATCCAAATTAACTTTTAAAGTTTTTGTTGTATTATAAATTTCATTTTGATTAGACGCATTACCATTAGCCAAATTGTCTTTAAACCAATTAGTAATACTAAAAGGAGAACTGTCTGTAAAAGTTGGAACATTAGTTTCTGTACTTCCAAGGTAGGTTGACAACTTACCTAATTGTGTCGGCTCAACTTGTACGATATTGTTTCCTGGCGCAACAACAGATTCATCCATAATAACAAAACTATTATCAACTTCTTGCTGGATGTAATTTGTAACAAACTCGTCTCTTATATATTTTTGCCAACTTTCTCCCTGACCATTGTTAGATATTGCCGCCAAAAATGGTACAAAGTTTGCTGAAGTGAATCCATATTTTTTTAATTTTTGAATAAGATATGGTGAGTCCGTTGATAACGATTTTTGTATATTTAAAAATTCAGATTCCGCAATTAAATCAGAAATCTGATTTTCGGCACCGGGTCTCATATATCTTTGATAATTTGCCGACAAGAAAACTCTTTCCCAAATCTCATATAAAAATTTAGATTCTTGTTTGTTAGCAAAAATAACATTGTTGGTTGGGAAATCTAAAGCATTTAAAGACACTCTATTAACCACCTGAGCTTCATTAGTCGTTGACCCCGGGTCTCCACTAAAATTTGCAATAAGAGTTTTACCTTTAATAAATTCTTCAACAAATTGTATCTCAGGCCAAACATTATAAAGGTATCCCTTTGTTTTTGAAACTACTTTTGGGTCACCAGGATAGGTTAATTCAAATTTCTCACCTTTCTCATCATTAGTTTCCACAAAATACTGAGGCCAAGGATAAATTGGAATTAAATTACCTTTTGAAGTTTGTACAGAATTTTTAGCATCGGTAGATGAAACTGTTTTATCATTTCCGAGTACCGCTTGTATTCTATATTTATTATCCCTTTCATTCCATGCGGATTCATGAACATCACACATTAATCTAATAAACCCTTCAGAACTTGCAAGTATTACCGCTATAATATTTTTAATTGACGGTTTAAACCCTAAACCACCTTCTTTACTTTGTAATCTTTCTGATAAAACCTCGGCTAATTTGTTTTGAATTTCAGTTATTTTAGAGTTAAGTAAATTTTGCATATCCTCAACCATTTTAGTGAATGAATTTGGACCTTCAAAATAATACCAATACCAAACTTTCTGACCATTTTGAGTTCCTGATGAATTAAAGACAGGTTGTATGGCGGTTTTAAAAACTTGTAACTCGTCAGGAGTTGGTCGTTTACCAATTCTTTCAAAATACGTTTCCTCTAAATCTAAATTATCGGGATTAATGTTTTGCGGAACAAAATTATTATAGGTTATATTATTAGGAATCTCAGATGGAAATTCTTTACCTTTAATTTTATATTTACCTCCCGTACCAAAAGTTTTATTTTGAGCTAGTTTTAGTTTATACCCTTCAACATATTGCGTTTTTAATTCTCCAATAGCTTTATTTTCATCACCATTTTGTCTAACAGTTTCTTTAAATGTATATAATTTTCTACCTGTGTTTTTCTCAATAAAGAAATTTTTGTCATCAAGGTATTTTGAAAACCATGACTCTCCTTGATAAAAGAATACGTCACCTTCAAAACTATTTAATAGACTTTGATAATTTTGAGCATCAGTTAATGGTGCCATATCAGCCTCAGTAAAAGTATTTGCAATATATGTTTCAAGATTACCTAATCTTACAATTAATTCAGGCAATGTAATTTCAGGGAAATCCTCATCAACTAAACCTTTTGCTTTATACTCAGAATATACTTCTTTTATTTTTAATAACCCTTTTGATGTAGTTTTTTGAGTAACATCTTTAGTCCCTGAGCCTACTTGGTTTTGTGCCGATTGTGCCGAAACCGTGTTGGTTGGACTAATAGTATACTTTGTCATGTACATATAAGGTAACGCTAACAAATGTCTAATAGGTAATTGTGTTAAAATATTGTATTTGTAAGCATAAAACTTAACGGTGATTTTAAAATTACCACTACTTGTATCAAATCTAGCATTAAATGTTCTTAACGCTAATTGATATTTTATCGCTTTACCGTAATAACCTTTAACGGTTAAGTAAAATAATGGATATGGGTAATTAAAGAATACTGCGTATGGCGAATTTTCTCCTTGTTCAAATAACGCTCTTCCTCTAATGTCTTCCATCTCAATGGTTACTTCAGGTGAAAAATTTAAATTGGTATCAATATTAATTTGAGTAATACCTAATAATTCAGTATCAATCGCCTTTCCATCACTTTGTGCAATGTATGCGTCACTAGGTTTATCGGATTTACTAATTGAATTTTTGTCGTCAACCCATTTGTTAATATCTCTACCCGATATCTTATCTAAACCTGAAATATCGTCATAATATTCGTTAGTTAAAAAAGTCTTATCACCAGGTTTTAAAAAATTAATCTTGGCAATTGAGATTGTTTCCGCACCATAATTTCCATTACTACCAACAGATAATCTTGTTCTTGGGAATAAAACACACTCTAAATTAGCATAGAATACTAAATCTTCGTGTCTAACTTGTCTTTCTTTGACAACTCCTTGGCTATTAATAGTTTTATTTGGGTCGACTAACACAATATTTTGGTAGTCAAACTCAACTAAAACATTTTCATCATTACCTACCATAATAAAAGAAATAATTATTTAATTCTGATTCGTAATCTTGGACAGACGCTACTAATGGGAATGGGATTGTTAATAACCCACCATCAGGAATACTCCATTCCAAACCTCCATACTCAGGGTTTGCCGCCAAGATTAACCACCCAAAAAACGGTGTACCATAATAATCTTGACTAATTTTATCTAACCTAGAAATACCGGCTTTATAAAAATACCTTTGGTCTGACGCTTTTGAAGGCATCTTAACAAATGGGACAACTGTTTGTTCTCCATTTATTAAAAAATTAGTATATCTATTAAAATATAAATTTGCCATTAGTTAAATTTATTTTTACCGTTAAAAGTTTTAACATCCGTATTAGAGTTACCATTCTTATACAGATTTTGTATATAAGTTGATTGGACAGTAGTTCCGCTAGTATAGTCACTAAATGTGAACTTTCTAGTTTTACCCAAAACAAACGGATTCCAAGGTTTATATGTTTTATTGTACTCAGATTCTAATGAATTGTCTCCACCTGAAACAGTTTTTTGCTCATCATCATATTCTTTCTTATATGAAACTCTTCTACCTGTATCAAATGCGGTTTCAAATAAATTCATCACAGTCGCATTACCCATTACCGAAGCAATACTTGTAGGTACTACATTATCTTTAAAGGTTTTAAACGTATTATCATTTAATATAACTTTACTCATCACCGTATAAAATCTATGTTCCGCTTTATCACATTCAGGGCAAGAAGGAATTGGTCCAATTGCGGTTCCTGAAAGTTTAATGTTGTCAGGGTCAAACGTTCCTCCAATAAATCCTTTATCCTTGAATAGGTTGTAATAAGAGTATAACTTAGTTGTACCAGAACTGTAGTCATTAACTAATTCCTCGTAAGTGTCAGCCTCAATGGCCCCTGATTGGACTTCCGTTGTCGCAGTTAAATTGTATATTTTTGCCGTTTGGTCGGATTTTATATATCCATCAGTTTTAGTATCAACAATATCTATTTTTCTTAAGATTCTAACTAAATTAACTTGTGATTGGGTTAATTCCTGATTTACTTGACTTAAACTTGTTGCAATATCGGATTGAACTTTTTTAACTTCATTAACTAAATTTAATTTAACTTGGTTTATTGTTGTAGAAGGAATATTAGATAGATATAATAATCGAATAAAGGTAAATCCTTCATCGGTATCACTTTTAACTCTATTAATATCATTAATTAATAAATCAAATAATTTTGTAACTTGAGTGTCTGTTGTACTTGGTTTACCATAAATTTTTAAATCGGTAGGTGTTACAAATTCTCTTGTTTTCCCTGATTCAAAATTCCTATCACTAACAAATAAGTTATAGATTGGTAAATTATAATCTTTAACAATTTGTTTTGTCTTACCATACATAATATCAATATACGATTGTCCTTCAGTTAGTAGAGCATCCATTATTTTTTGAAATGAGGTAGACCCACTAGTTCCAATATCATCTGTAATCTTATCGGCAATAACCCCTATAGTATCACCACCTTCATTTTGAAGGTTATTTTTAACATCATTAACTCCAACAACAGGTGATTGGTCTAAAATTGCTTTAACCAAATCAGCATCGATTTTCTTAAATGAGTCATCAGTCCATTCCGCCCTTTCATCATACATTTCAGTGTTACCGTAGAAATTGAATGATAAGGCGTTTTGTAATTTATCAATCGGTTCTTTAAGTCCTTGACCCCCGACAAAGTGGAAACCCATAGAAATGTTAGCAATCATAGGTTGAACCCCGATACCTTCAGGATTCAAATCAAATACTAACGGTTCATAAGTTATGTTCAAAGATGTAGGGATAATTTTAGTATTATAAAAATCTCCTATTCTTAATACTAATACAGGGGGTGCCCCAAAGCTAGTATTAACGGAACTATTATATTTGGCTTTGCCATCTACCCCAATTGTTGGTATTGTATCTCCAGGTCTTGTACATTGTTGCAAGAATGTAAGTCTTGAGTTCAACCCTTCAGGAGTGATTGAGTGGAATGATGGTGAGAAATATTTAATTTTCTCTCTCATAGAATCATAGAACATCGGGTTTTGTTCTTGAACTAATGTGAAATAATCACATTCAGATAAAATTGACCTTAATATTTTTTTACTAATCCCTTCTTTAATTTTTTGAGTTGTAGTTATTTTTGGAGGTGTTAAAGTTCCTCCTGTAAACCCTGGAGGGGTTTCAGTTGTATTATTATTTAATTGTGTGGTGTCTCCTCCCGTATTTTTAGAAGGTTCAGGTTTTTTAGCATTAATCTTAGTTATCGAAACTCTTCTACATGCCATAGCGTTTGGTGAATATATTTTATTATATTCTGTTTTGTTTGTATCATCATCGGTACAATTAAACGGTCCACCAATATTACCACCACCAACAGTTTTAGGTGATACGGTTGCTTGTTCACCTAAAGAACCCCCATCGGATATTTTAAGAAGTCCTTTAGTGATATAATTTTTAAACGCTCCATTATTAACAGTATTAAAATAGTTTTTAACACAATCTATCCTTCTTTTAGATAAATTAACATTATAAGCCTTAGTGTTTGGCGCAGAAGCACTACCTACAATTACAAACTCTAAGGACGGTTGACTATCTTGTCCATCAACAGGTTTGAACGTGTTAAAATAATTTTCAATTTCTTTAACTAAATTTGTATTAATTTCGTTATAGTTTCCGATAACAACACTATCAAAGAATTTTTGTACCGCTAATTTTTTATTAGCATCTCCCGCAGAAGATTGATAAGTACCTTGTAGTCCTATATATCGACTATATTCCGATTGGAAAGTTTTTCCATTAGCGCTTGTATCCCAACTATGTGGTGTAGGGTAATCATTATCATAATAAAATCCTAAATTTTCAAACTTAGTAAAATCGGGTATTTGAACGTCGTTTGTTTTAGTATCGGTAACTATTGTTGTTGCGGGTAATTCAGATTTTACATCTTCAACCGCATCTTTTGTAATTGCAGGATTTGTAATAATTTGTTGTAATTCAAATAACTGACTTGGATTAAAGGTATTCCATCTTCTCGCAAGTTCATATAAATCATATTTCAAACATCCCGCAAAAAACGAATCAGTAATTGCATTAATTGTTTGTGGGTCGGCGTTCTTAAGTTCTTTATCAACGATAAGATTTAACACAGACGGATGGTCAACAACTATTTTCCAACTTAATTGCCCGTCTCGTTTTGTATTCATGTATGTGTATATCGGTTCAGGTCTACCTAAGAAACTATTATCTTGGAAACTTGGAGTAACCGTCTCACTGAATTTAATATCGTATGGTGGAAACCACATAACACGTCCCCCATTTGGTCCTCTCTCACATACGGGTAAGTCATTATATGTTAATCCCGGCCTATTAGAAGTTCTCCAAGCCAAGTTCTCAATCGAGAACATATATTTTTTAACTCTGTCGTCAACAATGTTAGTCGAACCAGGATTTCTGTATGGAGCAATATTCAAATTAAACGTACTATCTAAAACAGAATACGTGAATTTTCTATGATTACCTTCAGTTTTTTGTAAATCGGCAAATGTGTAGTATGGAGTATCTTTAGTGAATACTCTACAATAAACATTATCTGTTTCGTGAATACCTTTTTTAGGGTTAGTATATGAAAGTACTTGAGAACCTTTTGTAATTTCCTTATATCCATCATTAAAAACCTTACTTAATTGATTAATTGCGTTTCCAACATGAGATAATCTTTTACTACCATCAGGTGTTGAGTCAATCAACCTTTGAGTTTGGTCTAATATAGAACTTTGTTTAAACTCGTATGTTTGAGAATTAACAGAATCTAATTGGGATTTAACTAAATTAAATTCATTATCTTCAGGTCCTTGGTCCCCTCCAACTTTTGCTTTAAATCCAGGATTATTATACTTTGGAGATGTCCAAACCAATCCACCTGATAGTCCTCCACCATCGTTTAAAGAATTACCATTTAAACCAAATTTAAAATTTAAATTATTTTCAAATTCGTTAGCCAATTTATCAGGACCATAAACAGGAGTTTGAGTTTCCTGTCCAAACGGGTCTAACGGTATTTCCCCCGCAGGTGAGTCGATTCTTGAGGCGTCTAAAACTTTACTACCAACATAATACCCTCCTTTTGTCGGGTTATCTAAAACATCATTAATTATTTTCTTAGCACCGTCAAGTAATTCACCTAAAATACCTTTATTATAATCAGGTGCATATCTATTGAACTTTAAACTTGAATATAATTGGGATTTCTGACCTCCACCTGTATTATCTAAAAATAATTGGGATGGGGATTTTTGTGATAAAAATCTACCAAATACCTTACCTAAAAACCCTCCTCTTGGGTCTTTACCTCCATTAAACGCTGAGGCAATTTGACCAAAAGAACTTAAATTATGTTCATCGGTTGTGAAATAATCACCCGGTATTTCAGACCCAGGAAAATTAAACCCTCCTAATCTTGCGGCAAAATCCGCGGCTCTAAACACAATGTTTCCGGGCCTTGTGATAGTCCAATCTCTTTCAATAATTGGGGCTTTACCTTGTAATATTCTAAGAGCATAAACAGGGTCACTAACGGCATTTAATAAATTAACTCTACCTATAGTATTTCTTGCCAACTCTCTACCAATTCTGTCTTGGAAATTTTGTTTTAATGTTTGGGCTCCAAACTGTGCAATATATGAGTCTTGAGATAAACTACCATTATCACCTGTTGGGTCATTTTGTAATAGTATTTGATACGGAGTATATGATGACGGTAAAAATGACACCGCTCCAGGATTCGCATAAACCGTAAAAATTGGGTTTAATTGTTTATAATCTATTGATGTTAGATTAATTATACCGTTCGAATATCTATTATATGTTGGTATTTCTTGTTCAGGAATACCTTGATTATACGCTGGCCACCCTTGCCCTGTTAAACTTTGTTGAGGTAAAGACGCAGACATAACACCATACTGTGAGAATGTCGGTACCGATAGTAAATTACCAATCGATGTTAGTTGTACAAAACTATAACCATATTTGTTAAGAGATGGAATATTTTGTTCGGCAGTTTGTAATGATTGTGCAGGCCACCCAATACCCGTTAAACTTTGTAAAGGTAGAGTTGCGGACATCACATCGTATTGAGTAAATGTTGGTACTGATAATAAATTACCTATTAATGCAAGTTGGACTGAATTATAACCATACTTGTTAAGTGATGGGATATTTTGTTCAGCCGTCTGAATTGACTGAGCAGGCCATCCAATACCCGTTAAACTTTGCTGGGGTAACGATGTGTCCATAACATCATAAATCCCTGAATTAGCAGTTACTGTTTGTGGTTGAGATATTAAAACTCCACTACCAAATCCTCCTATAGGCCCATATTCATTTAAATTATATAATCCGTGATATTGTGGACCTAAATTTTTTGGTGGGTGTTCTATTAACTCTCCCGGCGAATCATAAACCCCTTCATCTCTAATAACAATTTCACGAACAATAGTCCCTGAAGGTGGGGTATAACTACCCGGCACCGTATATGGTGATAAGTTTCTTAATAGTAACTTATTTCTAAAACCTTGTGTAGATGGGAATGTTAAAGTACTTGGCATCTTTATTTTAAGATAAATAGATTAATAGTTTATTTTCCACTCCCTAATCTTTTCGATTCTTCTTTATGGTCAGTTACAATCTTAGTAATTGATTTTTGGAATTCTGCGGTTTGTAAGGCGTTTACAACTTCTTGTTTCATACTACCAGGTGTTACATTAACATTAATATTAATCGTTCCACTAATATCTTGAGTTATGGTACCTCCACCTTGTGTAGTTCCTGCTGCAGTTGCGGGTACTGTTGGGGTTTGTCCTCCTGTTGTTATTGAAGTTGTTTGATTAGGGACGACGGTTGTACTATTAGGATTAGTTAATTTATTCATCATATCCTCTAATCCTGTATATGTTTGAGTCGTAGGTGTTCCTGTAGTCCCTACATTCACTCTATTTTCTTCAAAATCTTTTTTAAGTTTTTCCCATATTTCATTACCTTTAGCAGGTGCGTCTTTAAAAATCTCCTTAACTTTACTTTCCATTGTTGTGGCAATACTTGTCATATCAATATCACCCGCCATTAACTTCTTAAATAATTCTTGTGAGTTTGAAGTGGTGCTCGACAATAAGTTTTGTAGTGTTTTATCTAACTCAACAGTACTAACAAATCCTGATTTATCACCTGTAGGTCTTGATTCACGATTAATACCTATTTGAGTAGATACCGCGTCAACACCCGCACCATACAATGAAGATGCTTGTTTTTGAACACCTTCAAGAGTTGTAGACGCCGCAATTTTTCTACCAACAACACCTTGTCTTGCGGTGGCCATATTAGCCATAGTTCTTAAATACCCATTAGCCTCCTTCTGTAAGTCAACCGCACTTTTAGCAGGTTTATTCATTTCTGCAATATCTTCAGGTTTTATTTCTGAAATTTGTTTTGTTACCTTTTCACCTGTTTTTGAATCGTCATACTGTACGACATATGTCCCTCCACTAAGTTGGGCCATATTCGCAACCATTTTCTTATCTTCTTCATTTGCGAATGACGAAGGGAATTTTATTTGAGATAATTTTCTATCTAAATCTCCAGCATTTAACGCCATTTTTGCAAGTTCTTCCTTAGGAATATCCATCGCCTTTGCTAACTCTCTTAATTGACCTTGAGCACCGGGTAGTATTGACATTTTTTGATTTTTTTCATCAAAATAAGTTAAGGATTTAGTCGCTTTAAGAATTTCGTCTTGTAATTTGGCGGGGTCATTTCTTGCCATATCCATTAACTTATATGGGTCTAAAAGACTTGTTACTTGTACCCCTAACCTTTGCATACTTGCCGCCATATCCATCGCCTTTTCAGGTTCAAATAATGAATCCGCAAGTCCTAAAGTTGTTTTCATATCAATTCTAAGTCCCGCAGCTTGGGCAGCCATTTTAGCCATTCCCTGAACTCCGTTCTCAAAATTATACAACGCCAATTTACTCATATTAGCATCTAACTGAGCGTAAACCGCCTTTGCGGTAACACCAACTTCTCGAGCGGTGTTTAAAACCTTAGTCATTTCACCACTAATGTTATATAAACCGTACCCCGCATCTGTAAATGATTTAACTAATTTTGCGGTTGAGTCCGCACTTGTTTTTGTACCGTCACTAATTAAACCACCAATCGCAAATAAATCTTTATATGATTCTGCCTGTAATACGGTTTGAGTTTGAAGCCCGTCAACAACGCCTTTTTGAATGTTTCTAATATCCTCAAATGACGCACCTAATTCATGTGCACTAATATACGCTTCCTCAATACTTTGTTTGATTGAAGTTGCCATATCTCTACCTCCACCGAATTTGGTAGACATTTCAATGGCGGCAGTTTCCATTTGATTGAAAGAATCACTGAACGAACTTAATAACCCAGTAGTATTTGACTCAATAATTTTCTTAATGTCCGTAAGTTGACCTAAAGTAGTCTTTAAGTCAAATTGTTCAATAGGAGATTGAGCCTTATCATCAGTTTTTTTATCCTCAAATAACATCATTATTAGTTTTTAATTATAAATAGTTGATTAACTATTTTCTGAAGGAGAATTTTCTTTAACAAACTCATTAATTATATACCGTCTTAAATAGACAGGCATATTGAGAAAGTCTAAAAACGATACGTTTAGATGTTTTGTACAAATATAATATTCCCAAGATTGGGCTTCTCGATAATTAGAAGAAAGGCCGAAAAAACTCCACCCCAAAGGCTATATTCACATATACCTCTTTTCCTGATGGGGCGATAATTTTTTTGTTTAGGTCTAAACTAGGTTCATTTTCATCCACAAATCTTCTAATATATTTAGCATCTGCGATTGGTAGAGATTCCATACTTTGAGTTATAAATGAAATATCGGAGTTACCATTAATTTCTTTAACCATTTTTGTTAACTTCCAAGTTTGTTTTGGGGCAACTCGTCCGGCAGGATAAGCCTCAGCCATTTTGTCTAACTCATCTAATTCTCCAAAAGATAATGGTTTAAGTTTAACAGATAATCCTGATTTAGGAAGAACTGTTGTAAAAGTCCCATCTTCATTAGGTTTAACTTCAGTTTGTTTGATAAACAATTCTTCTAAAGATATTGTAGTATCGAATTTTTTACCTGTTTCAGGGTCTTCTAAAGTAAAATTATATTCAGGTCCAAATGCAGTGTTTCTTAAAAAAATTAAGATTGCTTGAATGTCACCTTGTAATAATTCCGAAGGTTTTAAATCGGGTTCAAATATTTTACTACGAAGTAGTGTCATAATTAAACCTTCTTTGTTAGAGTCTCCAGCCATAAGTAGATTTTCATCTGACGCGGTAAGATATCCAACTTTTATACTTTTTTTTCTTGATTTATAAAACATTCCACCTGTTGGTAGTGTTACGACATCGTGAGGTAAGTTTAAACCTTGTTGTCCATATTGTTGTGATGTATCCATATAAAAAAATTAACCGTAGAGAGTTTATAGTGTCCCTACGGTTAAATATAAATCTAAACGTTTTTTTATCAATAGTTATTAATATTGTATCTTAGTAAACTAAAATACATCTATCCATACGAAGTGATGCGGTAATACCAACTAACCCGTCTTGAGCATAGTTTAATTCGCCAAAACCAACATCTGTTAGGAAAGTTCCTTCTAATATCCACTTTTCAACCACAACCCCAGTTGGGTCTAATAATTCAAGGTCAATGTTTTTCTTGTACCCTGCAGCGTATCCCATACGACCTGTAACTGATTCCGCGTGTAAACGAACCCACTCCATAAGAGCTTGTGCCGCTGACGGTCCAATTGGGTCTCTGAATTTAACCGAGATTGGGTCCCAAGTAAATCTACCTGCAACATAAGTTTCTGTATTCAAAAACGGGATTGGAACAGAGTTAATTTTTATATGGGGTCTCGATGTTGATTCAACAAACCATTCGTTAATACCTAATGTAGATGGAAACCTAAGAATGAATCGGTTCATTCTCTTTGGCTCATACGGTATAGGCATTTTCATTAATAAATCAGCCATAATATTTTAATTTTTTTGTTTTTTTTGTTTTATTACTTATAAATAGTCCGAAGTTCAAAACTTTTTGTATTTACTTTATTTTTTTAAAATTTATTCTTCTACTAGAACTTACTTATATTATTTATTACTAGTTTTATTTAATATTTTACTTTTTTTCCTCCTGATGTTAAATATGGTTGAATTATATTATCTGGTTTTTCTCCAAAATGTTTCTTAATTGCCTCCACATTTTTTAGGTCGTCATCTGAAAACCCAATCGTTGGTACAAAATTATTCGTCACTTTATTTTTAAGGAACGCTTTTTTGTTTAATTTGGACGAAAGGTCTTTAACATAACTCACAAATTCCTCCAAAGCTTTAACTTTTAATTCTTCAGGATTTGCTTCCGCACCTGTCCCAAACGACACAGGATAAAATCGACACAAATCTAAATAACTTCTAATAAGTTCCATATCCGATAATTCTTCTTCGTCAGTAAAATGTCTGTATTTTTTTAAATTTTTAATTAACTCATTTTTGTCGATTCCGTTGAACCCTGATATAATATAATTATAAACTCCTTCTTTTAAAGTCTTTGGGTTATGTCCTCTCGCAGTTATTATCGAAAAAATCGAACCGTTGTTAATACATTCCACAAAATCATCCCAAGCAGGTCCTGACTTTGCTAACATTGCGTCAACTAAAAACGCTTTATCACCCTCAGTTCTAAAGTTTCTAAAAGGGTCTTCATCAAAACCTACGATAGTTTCACCTTTATAGTCAAACTCTTCTTTACCAATTTTACTTCTATAAGTTGCAAAATCTTCAGTAGTCATCCCAACTGATTTCCCGTCACTATTTTTGACCATAATTCGAGTTGGCATCGTCGCAATATTATCATCCCAATCGAATGCGTAATATTTTAAATCGGGGGTTCCCTCTTCCGTAAATCCTTCTTTAATTCTTCTTTTCATATTTTATTTAAAGGCTAAGGATGGGGAATAAACCCCACCCTTTTATTATAATTATTAGATATTATCAAATGATGCACCTGTTGGTGTAATCAAGAACTCAATATCAATGAATTCTAATGCTTTAGTAGGTTTGATATAAATCTTACCAACTAATTGGTTTTTATCTAAGTCTTCAGTCGATGAAGAAACTGTTACACGGAAATCGTATAAACCTCTGTCTCTTCTGATTGCGTCTAAGATAGGATTAACCGCATCTAAGAAATCTTGTCTTACCTTATCGTCATTTTGTTCAAACAATAGTCTTACGGCCACCGCTGAAATTAATTTACGAGCTTGTAATAATAATCTTCTTACATTGATTCTATCAAGAGCACTTTCTCTAATTTGTAGAGTTTTGTTACCCCAAATTACTGTACCAACATCTGAGAAGGTTGCAATTGGGTTAATTCTACCTTGATAAAGAGTATCTCTATCTTCTTGTGTCAGTTTACGTCTTGCTTTAATTGCGTTTACCAAACCTCTTGTGTAACCCGCTGATGCGAACCAAGGGAATGAAATATTATCAGTTAACGCCAAGTTTCTTGTTACTTCCGCAGTTGAAGGTAAGTAAATTTGAGTGTTATTAACCGTATCTCTTGTTAATACCCAAGGATAGTAAGTTGCGGTGTAGTTAGAGTCAAGACCAGCTTGTTCTAAGTTATCTACCGCCTCTTGAGGGTAAATCATATCTAAAGAACTACTTGTTGTCGGTACAAACATATTAAAGTCGGGAGTTGTACATATGTACAATGAATCCGCTCTACTGTTTTCAATCATATCAATTGATTCCTCAACTAAGTTACTGTGGTTTATATAATCAATACCTGGAGTTACAAAAACATTAATGTTAACCGCTTCAGGGTTCACAAATGTTCTTTGTCCTAATAGGTATGCGTAATAATCGGTATTAGCCCAATCAACTGTATTATCTCCAACAGTGATTCTTCTAAATAATCCATTACCTGTAGCACTTGGGTATCTTGGGTCAGTGTTACAAGCTCCTGCTAAGTAACCTGAATCACCTAAACGATATCTATCAGCGTTAGTACGGTACTCTCTATAAATGTCCCAACCGTCAAATCCACCTTTAACAAATAAAGAGAATTTTCTAGCGTATAATCTATAATAAGGATTTTCAGCGTTATCAGGGTCGTTTCTAAATTGTGCCGAACCAACCGCGAACGCAGTTTTACCTGAAGTTGTTCCGTCAACAATTTTAACAACAGTTGCCCCTGAATCCATGTGGAATCCTTTAGTTATGTAATCCCAATCTTGTAGAACAGGGTCACACATAGTTCCAATGTTCTCTTTACCTGTATATTGGAAGAAATCTAAATCGTATCCAACTGAGTTAGACATACCTAAATAAGTTCTTCTAACATTGTCTCCACCTGATTTATTAGATGCACTTGAAGATGGTTCGAAAGGAATATTAAATATTTGTTCTCCCGGGAAATCGTATTTTGTTTTATATATTGGAAATGGTGATGCTGATTCGTCGTAAATTCTAAAATTATAACCTTCAAAACCACAAGGTAATGCGTCTACCGGAGCATCTTCATTAATTTCAACCATAACAAACTTAGAGTTTAAAGAATACTCACCATTAGATGAACCTATCTTTTTACCCACGAAGTTATTTTGATTAGGGTCCATACTACAATTAGTATATTTCTCTAAAACAACAGGTGCGTCATCTGTATCGTAATAATCACGAATAATCACGTCAAATGTTTGATTATTAAATGACATATTTGCAATAGATATTTTTAATTGGTCATTTGCGGTGTTACCATCAGCAATAGAAACAAATTTAAATAATCTATAAACTTTAGTACCTCTTAATTCGGATACTAACCAAGACGATTCAGGTGATTGATATTTTTCAGCATAATATGCTATTGATGAAATATCTTCACTAATAGCGTCAGGTAATGACACTAATCCTTGTCTTAATCCTTTAATATAACCTTTTCTCCAAGCCCAGATTAACATACTGTGGAAATCCTCCTCAACAAATAACGGAATCTCCGTTCTTGGTTTAGAAAAATTAGAAGACCCAAATACTTTAGATAAGTAAGTAGAATCAGATTGTGATAATGATGTTTTGAAAACAAACTTAGTACCATCATCATTTGTAACATCAATTGCAAAAGGTGCAAATGGGTTTTTCAATACCGCAGAATAACTTCCGCTAAAATCTAAAGTAACCGCACTTAACTGACTAACTTCATAAGAAGGTCCGTGTTGTGATGCGTTATATTGTGAAATACCTCTCGACCTTAAAGTCGCCACAACTAAATTATTGTAGTTTGAGTATGAATCACCTGTATATATGTAAATTTTACCCGAAACAGTTCCTGAGAAACAATCAGCTAAAGTAGTTGTTGTTGTAGTTATTGGATTAACTGTTGTTGTTGTTGAACAAGGGTTAACTGTTGTTGTTGTAGTAATAGGTTGAGTTGTTGTTGTAGTTGTTACAGGTTTTGGTAACATAACCAATTCAGACACTACAGTCCAAAACGAATAACCTGAGTAACTATTGCCACTATAATTGTTAAACAACGAGTAATACCAAGAGTCATTATCAGATGACGTATAATCAGCACTATCAGAACTAACATTAGATACCCCCATAACATTTGTTGATGCAGTATAACCTAACCCCTCTAAATCAACGTAATCATATGTTGGTACAGTACCCCAATAATTGATTGAAGTTGCACTTAATGAGTTTTGATTGAAGATTGATAGTAATTGTGCTTTAATATCAGTTTCTAATGTTGATATACCTTTATTAAAGGTAGTGTATTGAGAATTCAATAAAGTTTGAATCTCTTCAGGGAAATCAGTTAAGAAGGTAATACTACCATCTTGATTTGAACATCCTGTGAACATCACATCAATTGAAACCGAATGTGCAGTACATACTATATCACAAGTATTATCTACATAGTTAGGTACAGATGTACAATCCTCTTTAAATCCAACAGTTGCTTTATTTACGTTAGCGATTGTTTGAATTGACCAAGAAGGACCCGCGTCATATCCTGACAAACCTAATATCCTTGTCATAAACATTTGATTAGATTGTTGTAGATATGATTTTGCAATGTATGCCGCTTCGTATTTCGGAATTTGTGTGTTTATAAATTTTTCTGGGTTTGTGCCCCCGAAATAAGTTTGGAACTCATCATAGTTTGTTATAAATATAGGTTCGAAAGCAGGTCCTCTTAAAGACTCTCCTACGATACCTAAAGTCGTAACACCAACACTCTGAGCCACAAAGCTTAAATCTCTTTCAGATGTGTACACTCCAGGTGACACAAATACTTTTCCGTTTGTTGCCATTATTTTTTAATTTCTTTTACAGATTTATTTATTCATAAATATTTGTTTTTATTGGAAAAAACTTTACTTTTCAAAAGTAATTTTTATTGTGGCAGAAAACTTTCTGCCTTTTTTCTACCTATTTATAGTATGGAAAATCCTAAAAAAATCAAAAACCTTAAAATATCGGTCGAGTCACATGAAATATTAAAGAAATATTGTGATAAGAGAGGTATTAAAATTTACAAATTCCTTGAGAATCTAATCATGGAAAAATGTAAAGAAAAGAAAGATATATACGGTGAGAATTAAACTATGGTCGCCTCAAATGATAATGTAGATGATTGGTCAGTGTATTGTTTAGTTATTTCAAACTTAACAACATTACCTCCATTTACTTGTATCTTAGTAACATTACTACCATAATATTCTCCATTAATATAAACATCATAAGTTGATACGTTATTTGACGATAACCAAGATAAATCAACGGTTTCATAAAACTTCTTAACAACTAAAGTGTTTTCGTCAGAAAACTCAACAACCACAGGATAGGTTGAGGGATTGTTTTGTTTTTTAAGTCTTCTACCATTAGGTTCTCCATTTGTAACCTCAAATAGTTGTACGACTCTTTCAACACCAGGTTTAACCTCAAATTCATCCTCATCAATTAGGAACCCTAACATCGTAAAGTCATAACTTTGAATATAATATTTTCTTTTTTCAACATCCATAACGGATTCATCAGATACATTGTCCATAATGATGGGTATATAATGTCCCTTAATTTGAGTGTATGATTGTCTTGAAGAAAACTTTTGTAATATTGTTTTATTAAGAGCGTTTAACTCTCTCATTCTGTTACAGATAATTTTAACAGAATATTTTATATCTACAGGCACTGGTTGTGGTATCTTATAAACATCCACATTTACCCTATCACCATCAAAACTTGGGACTGACGCATAATAAAATTGTCGTCTATTGGGAATTGTATATAATAACGCAGGATTTGTTCCGTATTTTATTTCAGGTGCCCTAACCACTGTGATAAATGGTGGGGAAACATTTTTATCCAAATCTTGGAAGTTCCATGTTTGAGTAAATTGTGACCAATTTTGAGTTGTAATTAAAATATCCGTAGTTGGTATTACTTTACCGTCAGAAACAATACGTAAGTCTTCTTTAACAAAATCTAAAAACCCTCTATCCAAATCGGCATGAAGAATCGATTTAGGTAAAAATGTACCATGTTCGTTAATCTTATCTAACAACTCAACTCTTCTTGGATAAAGAGTACGATAAGGTGTTAAATCAATATTCTTTTTTATTTGTTTTGGAAACCCCATCTTAATATTTTACAATTTCGCTAATAACGAATAATTTATTTTTTTGGTTAATCATATCAACCTCTTTGGCTTTATATACAGGTTCTTTAGTTGACTTATAAACAAAACTATCATACTTGTATGGGTCGTAAGTAACTATATTATCGTTACTTTCTTCAGGCATATTTTCACAAGGATATTTACAATAATCAACTAATGTTCCAATAACAAACGCGTGAACGTTCTTTCTTTTTTCTCCTCTAACTTTTTCCTTACCCCCCTGTCTAACTCTAAACTCAACATCTTTTAACTTAACATAGTCGGCGTGCATTATAACAAGTGAATTGTAAGTGACTGAAAAAGTATGTTTATGTAAATTATAATAAACCATGACTCTTTTACCTTTAAAATCTTCTTCAGAATTGTCGTGACCACATTTATGACAAATATATGGGTCATTACCTCCATCGGACAAATCCCAAGACCATTCACACTTGTCACAAATTATTTCTTTATTTGTTACAGTTTCAATTATTCTTTTATATTGGTTTTCCGTTATAAATATTTTCATTAGTTCTTTCTAGAGTATTTGAACCCTATTTTTATTTTATCGTTATACACTGAGGATATTATCCTTAAAAAATCTATTTTTTTATAATCAATATTAGGGTGTCTACGTTTAAACATATCGCTAAGTCTTTGGGTTACCCAATTTTCATATACCCCAAAATTGTCCGGTTTATTACCAGGACCGCCACTTCTAATATCATTATTCAAATGATGAATAACATAATCAACAAGGTCACTTATTTCGTGTACTCTTCGTAATACTTCTATTTGTGATTCTGTAATTAATATTTTCATTATAACCCTCTAAATTCGTCTGCACTTACAGGTGATGCCATAATTGTTCTATAAAATGGTTTATAACCCGCATACGTGTGTTTATTATCAGAAACAACTCTACCGTCATTATTAACTACATAGTATCTAACTCTTGTTTCTGTTTCGTAATAACCTATATAATCTCCATAAGAAATATCAATACCTAATTCCTCAAGTTGTGCTTGATATACTGATATACGAATATTACCAGGCTCAAACTGTTCAATCTTAGAGTTACCCATAATTTTATTTTCGGGAGCCATTACTTGTACAAACGCTTTAAACTCTACAGGTACTTGGAATTTGATTCCGTCTGATACAGTTTCACCATAAACATCGTCCGTTTTAGTCTTATATCTATCAACACGATATAATACTAAAGTAAAGTTCATGTCACCTTCTAACCATTCTCTACCCATCTCAACTTCCAATGAGTAATCCTCAGCTCCGAAGAACTTTCCTAATCTCGTAATTGGTACTTTATTTTGACTCATATTGATAAATATCTAAAAGTTTATTATCATTACATAAATAACTGCGATTTGGAAATTAATACATCAGACAGTAAACCATTAATAGAACAAAAAGCCCTTGAGATTCTCGAGACATATTCAGGTGCCAACAACTATTTGATGAGGTTAAAAAGACAACAAGAATTAAATAAAAAGTTTTACCCTACTAGGGCCCAATCTGAATATATTATTAATTTTAGTGACGTAATACCTAAAGTTGCTAAAAAATGGGTTGACTTAGACCCCTACTTTGCTCAAAAAATTGCTGACGAAAAATTATACACTAAAGTACCTGAACAGGTATGGATTGAGAAACTATTGGTGGAAAAAGAAAAATCTTATCATATTTGGGGTAAAGTTTTTGAAAATGAAGAATTACATGAATTTTGGTTGCCAAAAGGTGCGGTAATTAAAACTCATAACGTTGAGAAGGTTGATATTGATTATTCAAAGTATAGTCATAGACCTCCACTAACCCATCAAAAAGAAGCAATAGAAAAATTAGTTGGTTGTAAAAGATTCATTTTAGCGGATGATATGGGGTTAGGTAAAACCACCTCAACAATTATTGCCGCCTTAGAGACGGGGGCTAAAAAAATACTAATAATTTCTCCCGCGTCATTAAAAATAAACTGGATGAGAGAAATCCAAAATTATACAGATAGAAGTGTTTATATCTGTGAAGGTAAAAATTTCTCAACAGAACACGATTTTGTAATTATCAACTACGATATAATTAAAAATTTTTACGATATTAAAGACAAAGAGAATAGTCCAATATATCAAACTAATTTTGATTTAATTGTTATCGATGAGGCTCATTATCTACAAAACGCTCAAGCTCAAAGAACCAAATTAGTTAATAGTTTTTCAAAAAGGGCGAATAGATTGTGGTTATTGACAGGTACTCCGATGACTTCTCGACCTATAAATTATTTTAATTTACTTAATCTAATTGAATCTCCTGTAGCCCAAAATTGGATGGCGTATGCTATTAGATATTGTGAAGGATATCAATTTAAAGCCGGCCCAAGAAAAGTATGGAATGTAAAAGGGGCATCAAATTTGGAAGAATTAAGAGATAGAACATCGAGACAAGTATTAAGAAGATTAAAGGAAGATGTTTTAGATTTGCCTGACAAAATTATAACACCAGTATACTTGAGATTGAAATCAAAGTTATATGAAGAATTAATGGGGGAATATTTTGATTGGTATAGAACCAACTCAGAAGAGTCTTCGTCATTAACATTACAATTTTCAAAACTAACAAAAGTTAGACAAATTATTGCCGAAGAAAAAATATCAAGTACAATTGAATTGTGTGAGAATATTATAGAACAAGGTAAAAAAGTAATTGTTTTTACAAACTTTACAAAATCACTTCAAAAAATAGTAGAACATTTTGGAAAACAATGTGTTTTTCTTGACGGAAGTTGTTCCCAACCACAAAGACAATTTGCGGTTGACCAATTTCAAAATAATGATAAAATAAATATATTTGTAGGTAATATCAAAGCCGCAGGGGTTGGGATTACATTAACCTCGGCAGAAGCGGTTATAATGAATGACCTGTCGTTTTTACCGTCAGACCATAGTCAGGCGGAGGACAGAGCTTACAGATACGGTCAAAATTCAAATGTGTCAGTATATTACCCAATATTTGAAAATACCATCGAAGGAGTTATTTATGATATCTTATCAAAGAAAAAATCAGTCATTGAAACCGTTATGGGAGACAACATTGATAAGGCGGATTTTGTTGCGGAAGTTTTGAATTCTATAAACAATAGTAGATAAATCGGAATATCCGATTATTTATTAGATAAACAAAATAAGCCTAAGATATGAAAAATCTAGTAAATAAAATAGAATCATTAGAAGGGGAAGTTAAGAAAGTCGAAAAAGATTTTGCAAAAAAATTCTTCATAAATGAAATGAAAAAAATAGGAATAGAAAAATTACCATATTCCTACGGTTCCCTTAAAAGATTTATTGACCCCGAAACAATGGACGTTCATTATAATAAACATTATAAAACGTATGTCGAGAAATTAAATTTAGCGTTAGACAAAAAAAAGTTTGGTGATTTAGATTTAGAACAGATAGTAAAAACTATAAGTCGTTTTAATAAAGATGTTAGAAATAATGCTGGTGGTGCTTACAACCACGCGTTATTTTGGAAAATGTTATCCCCAACACCACAAAAACCAAAAGGTTTAGTTTTAAAACGAATTGAAAAAGATTTTGGAACTATTGGAGGTCTTAAGAAAAAATTTGATGCAATAGCTAAAGATAGATTTGGTTCAGGATGGGTTTGGTTAGTTGTAACCAAAAACAATACACTAAAAATTGTATCTACACCAAATCAAGATAATCCATTAATGAATGATATTAAAGATGGGGGATACCCAATCTTAGGATTAGATTTATGGGAACACGCTTACTATTTGAAATATAAAAATAAAAAAGAAGATTATATTAAAAACTTTTGGGATGTTGTTAATTGGAATTTTGTCGAGAAATTATACAAAATGAAAGTTGAAACAAGAATTGACGAATCTATTGTAATGGAACAACTTATGAACTCATCATCAAACGATATTTTAAGTGAGCAAGAAGCAAAATCTCAAAGTTGTTCTCATGGGGAAGAAATTAAATTTAAACAATTATTGTTCCCATCTACCGACTTAAAGAATAAATCCCCATTATATAATAAATTTAAATACGAATATGTTCAAGGATGGATGAACGTACTTAAAAATGCTTATCCTGAGAATTGGAAAGAAAAAAACTCTATTTTTGTTGGTCATGAAGCGGGTTTATATAACAAACAAAACGTTAGGTCGTTATTAATGAACTTAACCTCATCTTACTCGGCATTTTGTATTATTCATAAAGATGTTAATCAATACTTAAGTCAAAATGGTCAGACTCAAATTGAATATGGTAATGACCCGGGTAGAAATCTTTCGGAATTACGTAGATTCTTTTCAGTGTTAGATGGAATACGTTCAATAATTTTCAATAGACAACAACAATCAAATACTTTAAAACAGATTGGGGGAATACTCAAAAAAACCGATTGTTTAGGTAAACGAAATGAAGATGCCGCAATGAAGATTATAAATCAACATTTAGGTGATGGAGCGTGTGTTATTCAAGCCGGTGCCGGTAGTTCTTCAGATATGTTGTCAGGGATTGATGCGACTGTTGATTATGAGGGCCAATCTCTAAAGGCTCAAATTAAACCATATCAAAATATTTTAATTACTGACTCACACATATCAATACAAGGTTCTTCAAGTACTAAGGAATATAATAATCTTGATATTATGATATTTGTTAATGTTAAATCAAAAACTGTTAAAATTTTTAAAACTAAAGGTATTAGAATTGATAAGGGTAATTTTGTAATCCCAAGAGAAAACGAAATAATGAGTATTGTGGGTAAGGGTGATTTAGAACTAATTGATTGTAACAAATATTTATCTGAAAACATAATATGGGAATAATAGCAGAACCACACAGGTCAAAATTATATACTAGAGTTAAACACCTTTTAGGTGCTCCTCTAAGAAGTGTTGAATTAGAGGAAGAAATGATGGATTCATTACTTGAATTAGCTATTGGGGATTATTCACAATATATCCAAGATTGGTTAATCGAATCTCAATGGTCGGCATTACAAAACCTTAATTTAGACGAACAGTCATTAACAAGGGCTTTTGTTACAAGAAGTTTAGATTATGAGACAAGATACTCTTACGCGTATTCTAAAATTGTAGGATTACAAGCTGGTGGGGATTGGGTGTTGAAAAAAGATTTCGTTACCTTAAAAAAGGGTGAACAATTATATGAAATCCCTAAAGGTAGGGAAATAAATGAATTGTTATGGTTTACGCCACCAACAATGAACAATGTTATGTTTGACCCATTCGCCTTTGGAGCAATGGGGGGACCCGGACTTGGTGGTGTTGGAGGATTTTCTCAATTAGGTAATTCAGGGTCTTATACTATGATGCCGGCCTTTGATATGTTACTTAGAATGCAAGAAACAAATATTCAAAGACGTATTATTGGTGGAGATTTAACTTATCGAGTTACGGCTTTACCTGACGGTAAAAAGATGTTACATTTAATGAACACTCCTGGCGGTAAATGGGATTTTGGTAGTGCCAACTTTCACAACGGTAAGGTTTGGTATTGGTATTATGACGTTGACGGTGCAGATAGGGATGATTGTTTAAAAGCAAATCCTGATATTGTAAAATTACCATCAGACGTTCCATTAGACGAAATTTCTTGGTCAGAACTGAATAGTCCTGCTCAACAATGGGTTAGAAGATGGTTTATCGGACTTTGTAAAGAAACTTTAGGTAGAGTTAGAGGGAAATATAGTGGGTCTTTAAAAACTCCCGATAGTGAGTTAACTATGGATTATCAAAGTTTACTAACTGAAGGTAAAGATGAAAGAGCAAAATTAGAGGAAGAATTAAAACTTCGTCTTGAAAGGATGAGACCTGAAAAAATGATGGAAAAAGAAGCGTTGACCGCTGAGAACTTAAATAAGGCGATGAAATTTAGAGCAATGCCAAGACAAATATATGTAATTTAATTTATGGCAATAATAAGAAGTACCCCATCTGAAAGAATAATAAATGGTAAATTAATCATATCTTCTGAAGTAGCGATTGTATCAGATGTTCAATTTAGGACAAGAGGTGAAGGGGTTGTTATTGTTAAAGGTGTCGACACTTGTAAGGTGATTATAGACCACTCAACAACTGACCATGTAACAATAAAAGCGTTGACTAAGGTTTTAATTCTACCAAGTAACGGTAGAATAGATGAAGAGTATGATGAAATAGTGATAGATAAAGGAGCGTGTGTTGAATTTATATATAGTACAGGTAATTGGTACATTATGAGTTCAGACGGTTTAAAACAGTCATAAAAAAAAGGAATATGTTAAAAATACATATTCCTTTTTTAATTTAATTAATGTGTTGTTCCCACCCCTCATCGGCTAATTCGTACATATACTCAGGGTCTAATCCTCTTTTACCCCAATATATCATTTCTTGTTCAGAAATTGCTAACACATCCTCTAATTTATCTTGTCCACCTTCTTCAAAAGGTTTACCGTTAATTAGTTCACATTGTTCTTTAGTAAACAAACCACGTTTTTCAGGGTCCAAAACTAAAAGTCCATCTCTGATTTCATCTTTAAATACAACTAATAACGGTTCAATACGTTTGTTAAAGGTCGTCAATGCTCTAGGTACATTATACTCACCTGTTAAATCAGGGTTGTCCTCCAATTCTTTAGCGTTCAACATATAACAATTTAAAACAACTCCATCACCCTTCTTTTGTACGTCTCCATGAGATGCTCTTAACCCATTATTCACATAAAAAATAACATCTCCTAGATTGATGTTTAATCCATGTTTAATGGCTAATTCCATATGAGCCATTTTACTCATAGACCCACCTGATTTAGTTTTTTGAGTACTTCTCGTTTGATAGTCATCTAACGAAAGTTTAACCTTCGCCCTCTGAGCAATTTGTTTTAACGGGATTTTTAAATCAAAAATTCTTTGTATATATTCGTAATACCACTCAACAAATTCTTGACCCTTACCCTCTAATAACATTTTAACTCCTTTATCTAAAAACGCCTCAATATATAAGGGTAATTTTTTAGACTTAATGGTATTACCCGTTAACTTAACCTTACCTTTAGCATCCATAACCGCATAATTCTTACGTGCTAAGTTAATACAAGAAGGCCAAGTCCCATCAGTGTCTAACGCCATCTCACCTCTCATAAATAAATCGTTGAATTCTGCAACGTCTGCATCATCACCTGTATATTCTTTACCTTCTTTAACTTTCCAATTGTTACCTTTACCAACATATCTTCTACTTTCCCAATCTTGAGGTTTTGAGAAGTTGACACCATCGGTATCCATTACAAGAGGTGTATAACCACGTTTCATGAAGAATTTAATCATCATACGAAGATATTGTCTACCTGTACAAGTAATCTGTTCACCCATATACATATCTCCCCAAGCAAACACCTGTGGAGCGGATAACGCCCCGAACATCGAGTTGATAAAAATTTTAATCGGTAATTGTTTACGGTCATAAGATAATGATTTCTTAGGGTCGGTTTTTTCAAACTGACCTGCCAAATTTTTATATAAGATACGAGTATCACGGAAGTATTTTAACATTGCCTTCATACCTCCTGTAACGTCACATTCAGGAAACACATCGTGTACTAACTGAATTGATGGATATAGGGAACTAAAATCGAGTTTTAATACGTTAGTCGAATAACCTACTTTAAGTAATCTTGATAATCCTCCTACGAAGTCGGTCTTTTCTTGTTTTTTAGGGATTGCTAACTTGAATTTATATGACCATGCTAACATCAACATCTTCCATAATGTTGCGGTACCCATAGTTGAAACTCTCTCATATGTGGTTGGTATCATAGACGCAAGTAGAAACGAACCTTGATTGAACTCGTCATCAACAATAAGAGTCTCTTCTAAGTCATCGTCAAGATATCTTTCAACAACATTATCCCCCGTAACTTTAATGTAAGTTCCGGGAAATCTAACATCTAAATTATCAAACTCAGGTTTGTCCGCTCTTTTGTATTTTCCATTAGTAACGTTTAACCAATACTCTTCCTTTTTGGCGTACATTGAACCAATATCAGTATGGTCAATATATACACGGTCCTTCGCCTCTGCATCAATATATTGGGTAATATATTTCAAACCCGCAGACTTGATACTTGAATTAATCGCTTGAGCCCTACGAACTGAGTGAATGATGTCGATGACATTATATCCCCAAATCGAAACTTGGTTGAATCTTTCAACCTCGTTAGCCAATTTTAACATATTTTCTCTTTGCGAAATAGTTCTTGCAGGGTTTAATGAACGACAAATCTTTTTAATATCTAAATTAAGTGCCTTACACCTTTCAAATATCCAAAACCAGTCAAAGTTTGCGGAATTATAACCACCAATAATACTTGGCTTTAATTCGTCAATAATGTTAAAGAATTCTACTAACCCTTGTCTTTCCTGTTCTTCAGTTGCACACTCAATTACCTTTTGGTAACCCTTGTTAGTTTTTATTCCAATCATAAAGATACGACCATCCTTGGGTTCAAGTGAGGTCGTCTCCAAGTCAAATACAAGTCGAGTAACATCATTGTACTCCTCATATCCTTTAAATAATCTTTTTTCTCTTTGGATTAGGTATTGTTCTACAGGAGGTAGAATCATAATCAAGTCCTTTGCTCTATCGCTCCATGGGTCTAATCCACCATCTCTAAAAAACTGGATTAGAGTACGATAACCTTTTAAGGATTTAACCATATATTTAAGACCTTGTTCCATTCTATCATCACCTCGAGTTTCTAACTTTTCGATAACAATACCGTATTTGGTCATATGTTCTTTTTGGGCCCCCTTTGAGTCTTGATAAAAATTCAAACCTCTTAAGTCTCCGACCCAAGCAAATGCAATAAAACTGTCTTTTTGGATTACTTTACCCTGTCCTGGGATTTCTTTGATTTTATAAACTGAATCTGATACGTAATCAAACTCTACTGCCACGATAAATTCTTCGGGGTCATTACCTTCAAGGAAGGTCTTAATTTCTTCTTGACTAATCATTTTTCTATATTTTACGTGTGGTTCATTAGCTGCCGTAATATACGACATTTACCTTACATTTATAAATATAGAAAATTAAAAATCCTAAGTCAATTAGCAACAAGGACTATCTGAAATAAAACTGTCTTGTACAGTTATGAATAATTGTTCTCTAATTGGAACGATTAAATCCCCCTGTTCGTTTTTTAACATAAATTGTCCTTCGTATCTACCAACTTTGTTGGTATCTCTCTTATTGAATGGGTAATAAATATAATATTCTGTTGGGGTATTTGGGTCTATAAATGTTTTAGACACAAATCTTGCGGGTTTTGAGGTTATCTTTGGAATACCCGTTTCAACATCGACCATAGAAAAAATAATGGAAGATGACTCTATCAAATCCATAAAATTATGATAATCACTTCTACCATCTTTAACCACTTGTAATTTCAGTAGTGGTAACGTTGCATTTTTCTTAATGAAGAATTCCATTTTTCTTTTTTATAATAAATACATCAATTAAGATTCTTTTCTTAATTTACCATCATAAAAATCAAAACGATTGTGTTCTGTAGGGGTTAGTAATAACAATCCTGGAGATAATTTACCTTTTTTACATAATTGATACATATACGACATCCAAGTTTGTTCGTGAGGCCTTACCCATTTTTCAGTTAAAAACATTTTCTTATTACCATATTTACTAACTATTTGAGGCCAATTAGAATAATAAATTTCACCCGTAATAAATGGTAAACCATCTTGTATTAAGATATTTTTAAACTCTGTTTTTGGAGAATTAGGGTCGGTTCCGTTGATTGGTAATTTTGATTTTTCAGGAAAATATAACTCTCTAACATCTTGAGGTACATTATACCAAGACCATTGAGTCGCATTATTCCCATAAAACTCTGTGAATGATAGTTTTAAAAAATCTAATTCATTTTTATGAATAATAGATATCGATTTTTTATATAAATTCTTCACATATCTGTTAAACCCATTCTTACAAACTTCACCTTCATTAGGATAGAAAAACATATCATCCTCAAAAAAGTAATAAAAATCATGGTCCTCATCATTTGAGTGTTCTGCAACAAATTGTCTACCACCACAAATACCGATATTATTTTTTTTAATATGTTCAAACCCAAATTGTTCACAAAGTTCAACATATCTTTCAGTAGTATTTAAATCTGTAGAATTATTCAATAGATATTTTTTAGGTTTATTAATAAAGTCAGAATCGTAAGACATCATAGAGTTTATTAATGTTTCAAATTGATTAGGACTATTGAAAGTGATTACATATAAACCAACATTTTCAGGGTTTAAAAAAGTTTTATCTTGTTTTAGTAAGTCTGTTGTATATTTTTTTAACTCTTCAAAAAACGGCCAAACTAATCCACTACTCCCAACGTCGTACTTATGAATAATGTCAGAATGTCTATGGGCTAATATAGTAAATAAACATTCGTCAGCTCCCATTAACCCTTCGTTCAGAGTACTACTCATAACGTCATAATATAATGAGTTTATTTTATGAACAGTTTCTTTATTACCCCCAAAAAAACCTCCTCGAGAAATATTTTTAACAAAATCCACATTACAATATCTTGCCATAGATTTTCTTTCAAAACCATGAATTTCATCGTTAGACTCATAAGGATATGTTAGGTGTATGAATTTATTATCATGTTTAATTACATAATTGTCTAAGTTATCTAAAACCATCTCTTTCTTAAAGTAACCTAGGTTAACTGTATTGGTTAATCCTCCATCCACCCAAAAGAAGTAATCACTTTTAAATGGGTCAACAATTGCAGAGTCATTTACCATAAACATTTTAGTGAACGTCATTGAATTATAATATCTTAATTCTGCTTGTGGTGACTCTGATAACCATCCTGCAAATTTTCTCCAAGAATCATTAGTTCTAATTTCTTGTATTTTTTGAAAAAATGGATTCCACGTTTCAAAATCTTGAACATCTTTAAAAAAGATTTTAGTTGGTTTATCACCTCTAATTTCCAAAACTTCTTTCTCTAAGTCTTTAGGAATCCAAATACACATTTGATAATCGGACTCAAGTAATTCAAAAAAACGGTCTTTATAATGTTGGAAATCTCTTTTCCCCCATCCATTCATTTCACCACGACCTAAATCCCAAAGGCCTGTTACGATTGTTATATTTTTATTCATGTTAAAAAGTTAGTTTACCTAAAACTCCCTCGTCAAAAACGACTTTATATGGTTTACCCTCAATCAAGATATTGATTAAAAGGAATTTTTTATGTTTATATGCCGGGTCCCCAAATATAGAATTATCAACATTAATTAAAATTTCATTATTTTTGAAATGTTGTTTAACTTTTTCCGTCACATCTATTTGTAATAACGGAGTATCGTCAGGATATCCTTCATTTAGTTGGATACCTAGAGTTCCGTAATAAGAGGATTCAATCGTTATAGGTTTACCCTTAATTAGATTATTGTTTTTGTAAATCTCAACAGGTAGTTGGGTGAAGTAAGGGTTAAAATTAAATTTAAAGAATTCGTGACTATTATGGTCTCTTCCTTGATTTAACCACGCCTCAAAATACCACCTGTCCCCAAATACGGGTTCTGAATTATTTCGAATAAACGATAAATTAGACCACCAAAAATTACCCCAAAACCATCCTCCATTACAAGTTACCCCACAATTATCTTTACTGTCTAAAGTCTTTAAACATTCATTAAAGTTATCAATTAAAAAATACTCTAACATTTCTCTCCAATAGGAAATACCTGAAACCTTCCAATCGTTAATCTCATTTGTCTTTAAATTTGTGTAAGTATTTGAAACACCTTTGGAGTGGAAGTAAAATACTTGTCCGTCGTTTGTTTGAGATAAATCCCAAACTTTTTTAACCCCCCAATATTCAAAACTATTTCTATTTGTTTTGAATACGTTGATTTTATCCATCCCATCAAAAATTTGGTCAATACCCTCAAAATTTTCTTCAGTATCAACACAAGTGACCTCCATAATGTCACACCAATCATATAGACCTGATTCTCTTAATCTTTTAACTTGGGACTTAACAATTTCTTTATAATCTCCAACGCAATAAATGTGATAAACAATTGCTTTAATTTTTTTCTTATCTGAAGTCTTAATAGGAGAGAATTTCTCTCTAAAAATAATATCAATACTTCTATTTGGTGATGCCCCGTAGGAAAATGCGTGAAATATAAATCTATCTTTATTGTATGCTCGAGCATTAAAATCAAAATTATTAATGATTTTAAACTCTTTAGGTGAATTTAATTTATTGTGTAATAATCCAATACAAGTTTGGTCGTGCCATAACCCTTCTTTATATTGTGGAAATTCTTCACAGATATCCCACCAATCTCTAATAAATTTTTTGGAGAATTCGTCATTTTTTAACAACATAACTCCAGCATTAACTAATGAGGGTCCATAATCTTCAGTCATTAAAATACTAAAGTCGTCAGTAATAAACTCTTCAATTTTACGAGAATTATTACAAAAAATCGCATCAATATCCATAAATAAGATATAATCACAATTAGGATGAGTTAGGAATACCTCCTCAATTAAATGAGGTTTATACCAAGTCCAAGAACGAGAACCTATTTTGGTTTTTATTTTGTCACCGTTTTTTTCAACAAAGTATTCATAACCATTATCTTCACAATATTTTTGATTAATACTTTCTGAATATTTACCATATGAAACATTTGAGGTGTAAAATTGGCATACTACTATTTTCATATATTATAAATTACCCGTAACTTTATCACACCAACCTTTAGATTCTGAGTGAGGCCATACAACCCAATATGACGGTTTATTTACTGTTTGAAATTCTCTCCATATTTTACAATATCCTTCAGGGTCCCTCATCATGTTTAAAATCTCTGATTTATCGGCGTCTTTTCTAAATAGAGTCTCATCATTTTTATCGTGAAATGCGACAACCCAAAAATCGTAATCTTTTTCAGGAACACTTTTAAAATTTAAATCAATACAATGTTTGAAAACTGATGCAAAACTTTTTTTCCATTCTTCTTCGGTCTCGTAGTTATAAGTGTTTGGAGGATATTTTTTATCCAAAGTCTCTTGTTGTACCGCTCTCTTATTAAATAATAATCCAGCATACTTTTCATAATCCTGTAAAGTTCTTTCGTCACCAAATCCAAATATACCAAATTCTTCAGGGTTATAAACCTCGCCATCCATACTAAACAATCTTCTATTTTTAGAATGTGCCTTTGAGTTCTTTTCACCCCATGTCTTATCATCATCCCATTGTTTGGTCCTACCCTTACGAGTGTATTCGTGCCAAATAACAACTTTATGAGGGTGAAATAAATCGTACCCGTGAGTATAAGCTCTAGCTCCTACAGATATTTCTTCTCCGTGAAAATAAAATTCAGGGTCATGTTGTACTTCCTTAGAAAATTGTCCTAATGTAAAACAAAAATGTGCCGAATAAAATCTTGATGGTACAGGTCCTGTTAAATTTTCCCAATTAGGAATTGTTTCAGGTAAAAAGAACACCGCACCTTCGGGTATAAATCTATCAAATGACATTCTCCACGGAACATTAACTCTTCCTTTTGGGTCATTATCAGGGTCAAACGAGGAAACATATCCTGTTAATAAAGGTTTCTTATATCCTTTTTTCTGAAGACCCTTAATCATATCAATTAAAGTTTTATCCCAATTTTTTTCAAATCTCATATGAGAATCAATTTGTAGAGTGTATGTCTCATCTTGATATAATTGTTGTGTTAGGTGTCTTGCCCAACAAACCCCTTTAGATTCTTCATATGGGATATTTAAAATTCTAAACCTATCATCTGTTTCATATTCAGATAAGTCATCAAACTTATCTTCAGGATGATATTGTCTTGCAATTGAGAATACTAAGTTTTTAGGTGTTTTGGCATTATTAATCGCATCTTTAATGGTTGGTATTAGTTGTGGGTCTCTGTAAGATGCTATTTGAATAAAAATTTTCATATGAGTTTAATTATTTATTCAAAAAATAATCAAATCCTTGACAATATAAATAAAAAACTTTTTTAACTTACTTTAATATACCCGTAATATACTGTTTTAGGTAAACCACTGTTATTGGTTATACCAAATGTGAACGTATTTGTATTTGAAACCGCTGGTGCTGAGGTACTAATTTCTCCCGCAGTTCCAACTATCTGACTTGGTATTGATGTTAAAACCAAAGCATTTCCTGCAAGATAATACCAACCATATTGTACACCTATTACGGGTACATTATTATTTGATATTGTTACTGTTGCATTCCAATTAACAATACCGTTTGGAATATTTCCATTCACCCACATAACATATGATTGACCCGCAGGAACTGTAAAATCAACAGTATTTGTACCTGCTGATAACGACCAACTTCCTGTGACGGGGGATATCGCACTTTGTGAATACCCACTAAATAATGTTTCTTTAGTTATTTTGAATGATTCTGTGTTACCACTATTGTTCATAACAAGAAAAACACCA